GTGAGAAGAGAGTTAAAAGATATGCAGCAGATTTAAGAAAAGATCCATACTACAGATGGTTAGATAATAACTTCTTAGCATTACAAATTCCTCTTGCATTTATCTTGTATAGTCTTGGTGGATGGACTTATGTATTATGGGGTATCCCAGTTAGAATTATGGTGGTATATCATTTAACTTGGTGTATCAATTCTGTTTGCCATACATGGGGTACAAAACCATTTGATCATCCTCATCTAGCACGTAATAATAGATTGATGGGATGGATTGCTTTTGGTGAGGGATGGCACAATAATCATCATGCATATCCTTCATCAGCAAAACATGGTTTACAAGGTCAGTTTGACTTGACTTGGTATATCATAGTAGTATTACATCGATTAGGTTTAGCAAAAAATCTTAAACTACCTACATTATGATAATAAGTGAAGTAGATGCCCTATGGGCTGCTAACGAATTTATTGATTACTTCGGACGATTTGAAACTATTGAGGATTATATTCGCTTCACTAAAGAAGCAGCAGTTGCTGAACGAGGTAAATCATTATTTTCTTTGAAGGATGAGTTCTTTAATGAGGACGTTCATCCTGAAGAGATGGATTTTGAGGTGAGATTTGTTGGAGAGAGATTTCAACAGTCTGTACCTCAAGCATATTATCACGAACTTTTAACAGCAACTTCCTCTGCAATTATTGAGAAGAATATTCCTGGTAGAGAATTACGTTGGATAGTATATGAAAAGAATAGTAAGAAGATTTGTGGGTTTATTCGTTTTGGTTCTCCAACTATTAATTCCAAACCAAGGAATGAATGGTTAGGTCAACCAGCAAATCTTTCCATATTCAATCGTCATGCAGCGATGGGATTTGCTATTGTTCCATCTCAACCATTTGGATATAATTGTCTTGGTGGAAAACTTCTTGCATTGATGTGTGTATCTCATTTTGCAAGGGAGCATTTAAATGAAGTATTTGATAAAGATATTGGATGGTTTGAGACCACTTCATTGTATGGTTCTACGACCTCTGCATCGCAGTATGATGGTCTTAAACCGTTTATAAGGTATAGAGGTCTAACTGATAGTAAGTTCCTCCCTCTGCTTCATGATAGGGTGTTTCATAAACTTCATGATAGGTTTACTATCATTAATAATAACAATCCAGTAACTCCTAGTTATGTTTCATCTAAAAAAATGAAGAGACAAACTAGGATGATTTCATGGACTAAAAATTCTTTAAAAGAATATGGTCAGATTGAGAAACTTAAAGAGTTAGATAGAGTACTTAAAAATGCATTTAGTCTTACTCAAAGAAAGAGATCATATACATCTGATTATGGTTATGGAAATGTACGTGAAGTGTTACTTGGTGAGCAAGATAAATTAGTTCGTGGGCCTAATTGGGATAAGTTTTATCTTGAGAATATTGTTAAGTGGTGGAAGAAGAAAGCAGGTAAAAGGTATGAGAAGATGAAGAAAGAGAATAGGTTCAGAACTGAAGTTGAACTCTGGACAGAAGATGATGATATCCAAATTATAAGATGATTGAAAAATATATTATTCTTTCAATACTTCTTTTGGAATATTTTGTGCAAAAGTTTTTATGTGGGATATATTATACTTGGTTAAAATTTCATTACTGGAACTTCAATAGGAAACTACCGAAATGACTGAACTTAAAGACTGGTTAAATTCTATAAACTTTACCAAGGAGAATTTGGTAGAGGAAGATCCTGATGCGATAAAGAAATATCCTCCATATATTATTAATCGTTGTTTGTCAGGACACCTTGATTGTGTACTGTTTGCGAATGAGATGAATAAATATTCTTTCCTTGATAAAGATATGCAATATTCTTTTTATCTAAATACTTTGAGAAAAAAGAAAAGATTTAGTCCCTGGCTCCGCAAGGATAAAGTCACAGACCTCGAAATCATCAAACAATACTATGGTTATAGTAACGAAAAAGCAGCAAATGCTTTAAAGATATTAACCCCCGACCAAATTAAATTTATTAAACAACGACTTGATACTGGAGGAATGAGATGACTGTAACAGCTGAGGCCATTGTCGAATGGACGCAGGATAGCATGGTAGAGGTCATGCTAAATGAACCAGATGATTTTCTTAAGGTTAGAGAAACCTTAACAAGAATTGGTGTAGCAAGTAGAAAAGAAAAGAAATTATATCAGTCCTGCCATATTCTTCATAAGCAGGGAAGATACTTTATAGTTCACTTCAAGGAGTTATTTGCTCTTGATGGGAAACATGCCAACCTCACATCTAATGATGTTCAGCGTAGGAATCGTATTGCTCGTCTTCTTGCTGATTGGGGACTTATAACTGTAGTAAAGGAAACTGATGTTTCTGATATAGCACCTCTTAATCAAATTAAAGTTCTTGCATACAAGGACAAAGGAGATTGGATACTAGAGCAGAAATATAACATAGGTAAAAAAACTAAACAGGAAACCGAATAAAAAACTACGGGGTTCAACACCCCGTTTTTTTATGGTCTGTGCTATAAATATAGATGAACGCCGAAAGGGTTCACACAACACAAACTCGCTTAGAAAAGGAGCTACTATCATGGGTAACCTAGCAAGGTATCGTGCTGCAGACCTTCCTGAATTAATGGAACGCATCACGAGAAACAGTATCGGTACAGAAGAGTTTCTGGATCGATTTTTTAATGTCCCTGCACAGACAAACTATCCCCCTTACAATATTATTCAGGTAAACAATGTAGAAACAAAGCTTGAGGTTGCTCTTGCTGGTTTCAAAAAGAAAGACATTAAGGTTTATACTGAACACGGAAAACTTATTATTGAGGGTGGTAAAGAGGACACTACAGAAAAGTCTAACTATGCCCATCAAGGATTGGCACAAAGATCCTTTAGTAGATCTTGGACTATCTCTGATGATACTGAAGTTAAGTCAGTTGAATTTGAAGATGGATTATTAACAGTTAATGTTAGTAAGATTGTTCCAGAGCATTATGCTCGTAAAGATTGGCTCTAAATAGTTAAAACTATTTTTTGCTATGGATTATAAAACTGCAGGTGTTGACATTGAAGCAGGTAATGCTTTTGTAGAAAGACTAAAAAAGAAAGCACCTACCATTGGTGGTTTTGGCGGTATGTTTAAGGTTCCTCGTGGTTACGAGGAACCTATTTTAGTGTCTGGAACTGATGGTGTTGGTACTAAAATTAATATGTGTAAGTTATTCAATAAGTGGGATACCATAGGTATTGATCTTGTTGCTATGTGTGTGAATGATGTGATCACCAGTGGTGCAAAACCATTGTATTTCCTTGATTATATTTCTACTGATAAGTTAACACCTATCGTAGATGATATTATGGAAGGTGTGATCAAAGGATGTGAGATAGCAGGTATAGAACTTATAGGTGGAGAAACTGCTGAACATCCACGTATGGCACCACCATGTCATGGTTGGGATAATGACCTTGCAGGATTTTGTACAGGTATTGTAGAAAAGAGTCAAATAGTAGATGGAAGTCTTATTAAACCTGGTGATAAAATTATTGGTATAGAGAGTAGTGGACTTCATAGTAATGGATATAGTCTTATTAATGAGATGTTATGCAGACAGAAGATATATTATAGACATCTACCAGAGCTTCTGACTCCCACAACCATCTATGCACCAATAGTAAATAAGTTATTAGATGAGTTTCCTATTCTTGGAATGGTACATATAACTGGTGGTGGTATTCCAGAGAATTTACCACGTTGTATTCCAGATGGATTAACTGCACATGTTGATTATAACTCTTGGAGACTACCTGTAATATTTCAGGATATTATGACGGCAGGTGAAATACCAGAAGAAGAGATGAAGAAAGTATTCAATCTTGGTATAGGATATTGTTTAGTGGTTCCTGAAGAAGTGGTGGATGATGTTCAATCCATGATCGGGTTGCAATCTTGTGTCATTGGTGATATAATTACTAGCGAGGTATGATTTAACTATGACCATTAAAATTTTGGTTCTAAAATCTGGAGAAGATGTAATTGCTGATATAAAGGAGATGATGACCTCTGACAATCAAGTTATGGGTTACATACTTACTAAACCTTGTGTGGTTAAATTGGTTAGTTCTGCTCCTTTAACTGCAGAAGATGAGGATCCAAATCCTGAAGGATCATCAGAGGTAAGAATTAGAATGCATCCGTGGGCTCCTTTGGCAAAAGAAAAAGAAGTTCCACTTTCGACAGAATGGGTGGTAACTATGTTCTCACCAATTGATAAAGTTCTTGAAATGTACAAAAAACAGGTATTAAAACAAAATGGAAAAACCGATACAACTGATAGTTCTGACAAACAATCTAAAGTTGGTCTCACAGATTGAGGAAATGCCAGCAGCAGTTCCAGGTGAACCTGACTGTAAATTAACTGAACCAATGGTTATTGGAGATACTGATACTCTAACTCCTTGGTTGGTAGAGGCTACCACTCAAAATGAATTTATGATATCATCAGATAAGATTCTAACTCTTGTCGAACCTAAACCTACACTACTTGAGAAATATCAAAACCTCCTTAAATGAAGTTCTACACTAATGTTCAATTGATCGGGAATCAGTTTCTGGTTCGTGGAGTTGAGAATGGAAGAAGGTATGAACATAGGGATGAATTTTTCCCTACCTTATTTGTTAAATCTAAAAAGAGAACTAAATATAAAACGTTAAATGGAGAAGCAGTTGAAGCAATTAATCCAGGATCGGTACGAGATTGCCGTGACTTCTATAAGAAATACGAAGATATCGAGGGATTTGAGATATATGGGAATGACAGGTATATTTACCAATATATTTCAGAGAAGTATCCAGAGGATGAGAT